CATCATTTAGTGCTAGCATTGCAGGATTATTTACATTATAATTAAATCAAATTATAGAATATATTAAAATTTAATTTATACTGAATTATTCATAAGAATTTACAGAAACTACTAAAAATATTTAAGTCCCTGAGACATTAAGAAATCATTAATTAGAAAGATAGAGAAGGTATAAAATGAAGATTAAATCATTAGAAATTGATGGAGTTGGAGGTATTGGCCATTTGGAGGTATCTTTTGGTTATGGTATGAATGTTATATGTGGTGCAAATGGTATTGGAAAAACTACAATATTAGATATAATTTCGGATGCGTTTGGTTCTAATATTTCATCAAAATTAAAAAAAAATACATTGTATGAGATTGGAAAATATAAAATTCAATTAAGTTTAAATGTAGATGGGAATCAGATTATAGAAACGAAAGAAGAAAAAGTGGAAAAATTTCAACCTAGATTGGATGAATATAGATTAGGTTGGACAGGATATTCAAAAGATCTATATTATTTTGGAGTAAATAGGAATATAGATTATATTAAAATGGATTCCATTAAATCAGATCCAGAAAGAGAAAATTATATTGTTAATAAGATGGCTGTAAGTGGTATACAAGCAGATGATATTAAGAATTGGTTTGTGAATAGATATTTGTTTGTAGATAAAGAAGGAAGTTTGAGTGAGGGGCAAATTGAAAATTATAGACTTGCAGAGAAAGCATTTGGTGTTTTGGATAATACAGTTAGCTTTAAAACAGTTATTGGAGCGACGTATGATATTATGTTAACTACTACAAAGGGAGATATTTATTTTGAATATTTATCTTCTGGATATAAAAGCTGTATATATATTATTCTTGGGATTATAAAAGAAATAGAATATAGAAATACTGAAGGGGATGTAAAAGCAGGACAATTTGATGGGACAGTTTTGATTGATGAAGTAGATTTACACTTACATCCTATCTGGCAAGCAGAGCTTGTAAAAACATTAAAAATAATTTTTCCACATGCTCAGTTTATATTAACTACACATAGTCCAAGTATTCTTCAAACTTTGGAAAAAGATGAAATTATAGCTTTACGCTATGATGAAGATGGAAATACATGTTTAAAATCTTTAGATTTAGGAGAATATGGTTTACAAGGTTGGACGTTAGAAGAAATATTAAAGGATGTTATGGAAATGCCAACTACAACATCTAAGATATATCAAGAAACATTATCAAAATTTGATCAAGCAATGAATGGTGAAGATAGAGATGAAATTCTTCGACAATATGAAATATTAAAAAAAATGTTACATCCCGATAGTACATTACGTAAATTACTAGCCATTCAAGTTGCGGAATGGGAGGAGTGATTTAATTGATAAAAGTAGAACGCCTCTCAAAACCAGAAGAATTGACAACAGAAGTACAAAACAAATTAATAGAGGAATTTAAAAAAAATAAGAAAAAAAGTGTATGGAATAAACCTTATATTAGAAATAAACTTTTATTAGAATGCAATAATAAATGTGTGTATTGTGAATCATTGATAGGAGCTGGACACAAAGAAATGCATGTAGATCATTTCCATTATAAGGATAGATATGAAGATGAAGTTATTGATTGGAATAACTTGAATCCATCATGTCCTCATTGTAATAAAAGTAAATCATATCATGATACATACGAAGAACCAATTATAAATCCATTTAATGACGATCCAAAAGATTATTTTTATTTAAAAAATTATCGATACTACAGTAAAAATGATAGTGTAGAAAAAATAGCCAGTGATACAATAGATGTATTAGGATTAAATGACACGCAAGAGTTAGTTATAAATAGATTTACTCAAGGCGATGCAGTAATTCAAAAAATAAAGGATATTTATGAATTAGCTAATGAAAATAAGAATAAATTATGCACTGATACTAGAAAAAGAAATAGAGTTTTAAATGGATGTAAAAATATATTAAAAAAAGGAACAAAAAAAGAGGAATATTCAGCTTTCATAGCAACTATTATAAAGGATGATGAGAATTATCAAAAATTGAAATATATGTTGATTGAATTAGAATTGTGGAATGATGAATTACAAAATTTAGATAATGAAGTAGAGAAAATAAAAATGCAAACTAGACCAGATGAAAATTAAAAAGAAATTCAGCAAAAATAGTGCACTTTAAGTAAACGGTCAATCAGTGTTCTCTACAAAATCCTAAAGTAATCTGAGATAATTAACTCAAGATTTTAAACAGGGGTCAAAAATGTTAAGCCTTAACTTTTTTGACTTGTAAAAAAGTTTGAGTCTTAACATTCTTGATTTTTTT